TTACTTCTTCGCCTCTGCAACCACTTTACTACCCACGCCGCGGTTATTGTATTCCCACATGCGGTTGTAGTTAGTGTCATTCAGATTGCGCTGTATTTCGTCGTTATCATCTACGCTGCCGGTATTACCCGCAAACGGACGATTAGAGATCACCGCATCGGCCCACGGTTTCGCCGTGTTAAAACCTTCGTTGATGGCGCTATCACGGATCACCACCTGACCGTTGGTATTGGCATCAACATCCAGCGAGCGGCCCAGTTGCGCCACACCATCACCGAAAGCATTGAAACGGCTGTTTACGGCGAGGAAACCGTAGTAAATGTTGGACAGCGTAGCCGGTGCAAACACATACGCTTCTTGCTGAGTACGTGAGTTCACCACGCGGAATTCGGTGTTATCGAACACCACTGCGCCGCGACCAGAAACGATATCCACATCCCCTTCAATGTAGCTGTTGGTCACCAGCGTACGCGGCTGACGATTCGTTTCCAGACGGTTCTGCACACCGCTGTTGGTGACAAAGAAGGTGTTCTGACGACCGAGAATGTTAACGTTGTTAATCTGTACCTGGTCACCATCAGTACGCAGTGCCACCGCCGGATGGTTACCTGCATCTACGCTATCGCCCAGCGTGTTTTCGATGGTCAGATTTTGCAGTTGCAGGCCATTGTTTTGTGACCAGAAGACCGCAGAGCAGAGAACACCGATACTGTCGCTGCGTTTGCTCTGGCAGCTATCGTACATATACCACGCTGGTTTACCTGGCATATATTTGCCGCGCGGGTTGACGTCGTGACGCCAGTCGGCAGGGCTCATGCCACCATCAAGGGAAAGCCCAATCTTCACATCAATCGGTTTTTCACCTGTACCGTACAGAGTAATTCCACCCGGAGCGGCAGGGACATATACCGTTCCCTGATACTCACCAGGCATCACGGCAATATACTGGCGCTTGTTGGTACGCTTGATAATTGCCGCATCTACCGCCGCCTGAATCGTGGTATGCGTTACACCTTGAGTGCCCGCCGGGCCGACAACAAAGTCAGGTTGCGCAGGCAGGGTAATCGGGGAAGGATTCCACGCTGCAGCACCTGGTGTCAGGGATGCAAAATAGTGTTGAGCATCGAAATTCTGCGCTTCTTTTGCCGACAGAATCGGGCGAGAAGAGGTACCAGGCGCGGTTTGATCAGAAGGACGTTGATCGGGCGGGGTTGAGCTACAGGCGGTCAGCGTCACGCCAAAAGCCAATGCCAGCGCCAGACGGGAAACTGAAAATGTGTTCACAGGTTGCTCCGGGCTATGAAATAGAAAAATGAATCCGTTGAAGCCTGCTTTTTTATACTAAGTTGGCATTATAAAAAAGCATTGCTTATCAATTTGTTGCAACGAACAGGTCACTATCAGTCAAAATAAAATCATTATTTGATTTCAATTTTGTCCCACTCCCTGCCTCTGTCATCACGATACTGTGATGCCATGGTGTCCGACTTATGCCCGAGAAGATGTTGAGCAAACTTATCGCTTATCTGCTTCTCATAGAGTCTTGCAGACAAACTGCGCAACTCGTGAAAGGTAGGCGGATCCCCTTCGAAGGAAAGACCTGATGCTTTTCGTGCGCGCATAAAATACCTTGATACTGTGCCGGATGAAAGCGGTTCACGACGAGTAGATGCAATTATGGTTTCTCCGCCAAGAATCTCTTTGCATTTATCAAGTGTTTCCTTCATTGATATCCCGAGAGCATCAACATGCAATGTTGTTGGGATGGCAATTTTTACGCCTGTTTTGCTTTGCTCGACATAAAGATATCCATCTACGATATCAGACCACTTCATTTCGCATAAATCACCAACTCGTTGCCCGGTAACAACAGCCAGTTCCATTGCAAGTCTGAGCCAACATGGTGATGATTCTGCTGCTTGATAAATTTTCAGGTATTCGTCAGCCGTAAGTCTTGATCTCCTTACCTCTGATTTTGCTGCGCGAGTGGCAGCGACAGGGTTTGTTGTTATATGGCCTTCAGCTATTGCCTCTCGGAATGCATCGCTCAGTGTTGATCTGATTAACTTGGCTGACGCCGCCTTGCCCTCGTCTATGTATCCATTGAGCATTGCCGCAATTTCTTTTGTGGTGATGTCTTCAAGTGGAGCATCAGGCAGACCCCTCCTTATTGCTTTAATTTTGCTCATGTAATTTATGAGTGTCTTCTGCTTGATTCCTCTGCTGGCCAGGATTTTTTCGTAGCGATCAAGCCATGAATGTAACGTAACGGAATTATCACTGTTGATTCTCGCTGTCAGAGGCTTGTGTTTGTGTCCTGAAAATAACTCAATGTTGGCCTGTATGGCTTCAGTGATTGCGATTCGCCTGTCTCTGCCTAATCCAAACTCTTTACCCGTCCTTGGGTCCCTGTAGCAGTAATATCCATTGTTTCTTATATAAAGGTTAGGGGGTAAATCCCGGCGCTCATGACTTCGCCTTCTTCCCATTTCTGATCCTCTTCAAAAGGCTACCTGTTACTGGTCGATTTAAGTCAACCTTTACCGCTGATTCGTGGAACAGATACTCTCTTCCATCCTTAACCGGAGGAGGGAATATCCTGCACTCGCGTACCCATCGACGAACTGTTTCAAGGCTTCTTGGGCGTCGCTGGCGTGCGTTCCACTCCTGAAGTGTCAAGTACATCGCAAAGTCTCCGCAATTACACGCAAGAAAAAACCGCCATCAGGCGGCTTGGTGTTCTTTCAGTTCTTCAATTCGAATATTGGTTACGTCTGCATGTGCTATCTGCGCCCACAGCATCCAGTGGTCATAGCAGTCGCTGATGTTCTCGGCTTCGATAACTCTGTTGAATGGTTCTCCATTCCATTCACCTGTGACTCGGAAGTGCATTTATCATCTCCAAAAAACAAACCCCGCCGTAGCGAGTTCAGATAAAAGAAATCCTCGTCAGTGCGAGGATGCTGTTCATTGCTGCTATACACTTTTTTGCTCTCAACGTAAGCGGTAGCCCATTCTGTTGGGTTGGTGCAGTTGCTTTTAGGAAATGCTATTTACCCCTTAAATGTCGGCTGAAAGAGCTAAAATCCATGCAAAAAATTTACGCAATTTTGTGTATTATTGTGCAGTAAGTAATGAGCTATTTTCTGCGCAAAAAATGGATGGTAAATTTGTCCGGGTCAGGAAAAATTTTATGGGCGCTAAACATGAAAAAAGATTCGTATCCTTATTTGATTTGCATGACAGTTTCAGGGCTGATCTTTATTTTCCTTTTCTTCTGGTGGCGGGCAGATATCTACAGGGTCACGTTTCTTAATCAGAGTATATCCCACTATTACATTCTGTTTAGCATGGGAATAGCTTTTCTGTTATCTCTGTTTTGGGTTAAGAAGGGGATAGTAAAACAAAGAGGCTGGAAGAGTCTGTCAGCATACCTTAAGGTTTATGCAGGGATGTGCATATTTGCTGGATTTTTTCTGATTATACCCCTTACGACACTAACTTATTTTTTGCCTGGAGAGACATCGTCTTATGTTGCACCGTATCGGTATACTTCCGGTAGTTCAAAAAGTTGTTCTGGAGCTGAGGTGGATGACCCCGATCTACATGAGAATATTCGCATTTGCTATCCGTATCGCAATTATGAGTACGATAATATTATCTATGTTGAAAAGAAAATTAATATATTAGGTGCGGTAGTGACATATGCACAGACCGCGCGTGATGATACTGAATGATATAGTATATAGCGGGCAAGTTTTAGTTAATTTATCGAGGTAATATAATTTACCTCGACTCGTTTGTTCTGGTATTAATATTTCGCTTTACGACCGATTTTTATCTGATGATATCATGCGGTTTTCATATACTGACTTACTGTCTTTTCTCCGTTAGCGATTTTCTCCTGCTCAGCGATGATTTTATCTTTGGCTTCTAGTTAATTTCGCTCACTTCGAACCTCTCTGTTTACTGATAAGCTCCAGATCCTCCTGGCAACTTGCACAAGTCCGACAACCCTGAACGACCAGGCGTCTTCGTTCATCTATCGGATCGCCACACTCACAACAATGAGTGGCAGATATAGCCTGGTGGTTCAGGCGGCGCATTTTTATTGCTGTGTTGCGCTGTAATTCTTCAATTTCTGATGCTGAATCAATGATGTCTGCCATCTTCCATTAATCCCTGAATTGTTGGTTAATACGCTTGAGGGTGAATGCGAATAATAAAAAAGGAGCCTGTAGCTCCCTGATGATTTTGCTTTTCATGTTCATCGTTCCTTAAAGACGCCGTTTAACATGCCGATTGCCAGGCTTAAATGAGTCGGTGTGAATCCCATCAGCGTTACCGTTTCGCGGTGCTTCTTCAGTACGCTACGGCAAATGTCATCGACGTTTTTATCCGGAAACTGCTGTCTGGCTTTTTTGATTTCAGAATTAGCCTGACGGGCAATGCTGCGAAGGGCGTTTTCCTGCTGAGGTGTCATTGAACAAGTCCCATGTCGGCAAGCATAAGCACACAGAATATGAAGCCCGCTGCCAGAAAAATGCATTCCGTGGTTGTCATACCTGGTCTCTCTCATCTGCTTCTGCTTTCGCCACCATCATTTCCAGCTTTTGTGAAAGGGATGCGGCTAACGTATGAAATTCTTCGTCTGTTTCTACTGGTATTGGCACAAACCTGACTCCAATTTGAGCGAGGCTATGTGCCATCTCGATACTCGTTCTTAACTCAACGGGAGATGCTTTGTGCATACAGCTCCCCGTTTATTATTTATCTCCTCAGCCAGCCGCTGTGCTTTCAGGGGATTTCGGATAACAGAAAGGCCGGGAAATACCCAGCCTCGCTTCGTAACGGAGTAGACGAAAGTGATCGTGCCTACGCGGATATTATCGTGAGGATGTTTCATCGCCATTGCTCCCCAAATACAAAACCAATTTCAGCCAGTGCCTCGTCCATTTTTTCGATGAACTCCGGCACCATCTCGTCAAAACTCGCTATATACTTTTCATTCCGCTCAATCACGACATAATGAAGGCCTTCACGCTTCATACGCGGGTCATAGTTGGCAAAGTACCAGGCATCTTTTCGCGTCACCCACATGCTGTACTGCACCTGGGCCATGTAAGCCGACTTTATGGCCTCGAAACCACCGAGCCGGAATTTCATGAAATCCCGGGAGGTAAACGGGTATTTCAGCTCAAGGCCATTGCCGTCACTGCATAAACCATCGGGAGAGCAGGCGGTGCGCATACTTTCGTCGCGATAGATGATCGGGGATTCAATAACATTTACGCCGGAAGTGAACTCAAACAGGGTTCTGGCGTCGTTCTCGTACTGTTTTCCCCAGGCCAGCGCTTTAGCGTTAACTTCCGGAGCCACACCGGTGCAAACCTCAGCTAGCAGGGTGTGGAAGTAGGACATTTTCATGTCAGGCCACTTCTTTCCTGATCGGGGCTTTGCTATCACGTTGTGAACTTCTGAAGCGGTGATGACGCCGAGCCGTAATTTGTGCCATGCATCATCCCCCTGTTCGACAGCTCTCACGTCGATCCCGGTACGCTGCAGGATAATGTCCGGTGTCATGCTGCCACCTTCTGCTCAGTGGCTTTCTGTTTCAGGAATCCAAGAGCTTTCACTGCTTCGGCCTGTGTCAGTTCTGACGATGCGCGAATGTCGCGGCGAAATACCAGAACATGCGGGCCAATGCGCTTACTGATGCGGAATTACGGCGCAAGGCTGCCGATGAACTGACTTGTATGACCGCGCGAATTAACCGTGGTGAGGCGATACCTGAACCAGTAAAACAACTTCCTGTCATGGGCGGTAGACCTCTAAATCGTGCACAGGCTCTGGCGAAGATCGCAGAAATCAAAGCGAAGTTCGGACTGAAAGGAGCAACTGTATGACGGGCAAAGAGGTAATTATTCATTATCTGGAGACGCACAAGAGCTTCTGTGCGCAGGACGTTGCTGCGGCAACAGGTGTGACAGTAACCTGCATAAATCAGGCAGCAGCTAAAATGGCGCGGGCAGGAATCCTGGTCATTGATGGTAAGGTCTGGCGAACGGTGTATTACCGGTTCGCTACCAGAGAAGAACGGGAAGGAAAGGTGAGCACGAACCTGATTTTTAAGGAGTGTCGCCAGAGTGCCGCGATGAAGCGGGTGTTGGCGGTATATGGGTGATTAGTTATTACTTGATTTGATGGTTATCTCGAAAACATCCAATCAAATTTAATGGTTTGCTTTGTGCGGGGAACTATAACAATGTTTCTAGCTTGGTGCTGTATGTATTAGTGAATTAGTAGGGAATATATCCACACATTGATTAACACAAAAATATTTTAGATATTAAATGTAACTCAAAGGTTGAGTAATAATGGTTGTGTAGCGTATAACAGGATGCTGAGGTAGTATTAAACAATGAATAAATCTGATTGACAAGCACCAGATAATACTGCGGGTCAATCATTAGACATGAACGCCACTAGTTACTGAGAGTAACTAATGGCGTTGTGTTTATAGTTAAGATGTTTTTTAAAACATCAGGGGGGCTCTACTTGTCTTTTTTAATATGATCAATCTCATCATTAAGACATTTATCTATTTTTTTTATTAACACATTAATTTCTTCGGTGTTTTGGAGTTGAGTTGTCTTAGAAACAAAAACTCGAATAAAGAATTTAACATAGTGATAGGGTTGAAGTACATCGTTATACTTACATAAATCATTTATTGTATACTTGCCGCCTGTTTCTTTTTTTATTATTTTAGCTTGACTTGTATCGATATCTTTAAAGTTATCTTCAATCTGAAAATCAAGAACCCATTCATCTCCTTTTAAATTATCCTCAATGATTTTGTTGATTTTCTTAGATATATTTTGTTTATATTCTTTGTATCTGTTGTCGGAAATGTTAACATTAGAAAACGTGTGTTTTTTTTCATATATTTTTTTCCAAACATTTCTATCAACAATATCTTGAATTATAGCTTGAGAATTTTTATCTAATGTGTTTTTAAGAGTGTTTTCTAAAAACGTTTTGTCTGGGTTTTCACGATAAAAGTGTTTGATGGACTCAATGAGAGTGTTTTTAGATTTTAAAGAGACAACATCATCAGTTTTTTTTCTAGAACACGCTTTGTTAAGCATCGCAGATAGTGCACGATTGGTCTTATGAAAATAAACTTGACTATAAAGCCCACTTCTTGCATTGGCAAATTCTAGTATTGAATCCATACCACTTTCTTTATATGCCAGGTAAACACTATTTTCAACTTTCACAGGAATAAATGACATTAATAATCGTCCATAATCATAAATCCCATATTTAACGCCGGAGAAGTAGCTATCTCTAAGTAGGTAGTCCATTCTGTCCGCATCTATAGGTGAAGATGATATGATTGAACCTAATAAAGGATATACATTTACTCCCTCAATGTTATTTTTAAAATCATATCTTTTATCAACAATTTTTATAATGCTTTCTGGATTAATAGCCGCTATGTTTTCTTTATAGACATCGTCGTCATTTGATTTATCTTGGGCTTCATTTTTTAATTCTTCAATAATTTCTTTAATAAAAATACATGATACTTGTTCGTGGGTTAACTTGTCATTATCACTTAAAGATATAATCTTATCGTATTGTTTATTTCCTTCAGTTTTGCATTTTTCTTTGAAATCTTTTACGGATATTGCAAAACTATCGAATTGGTGGGCAAGTGGGCCATGCCCAACATCGTGTAACAATGCTGCAATACGTAACTCCTGTATAAGACTTGAAGGCATTTTTTTTATATCTAAATATAGATCAATGCCCATATTTTTTCGATTGTAAATTAGTGCATTTATATCAATATTTTTTAATATTTCATACGATAAATGCATTACACCGACAGAGTGTTCAAAGCGAGAGTGCATTGCAGAAGGAAATACTTTATATAGAAACGTGTTCTGCCTGATATCTCGTAGTCGTTGGAATAAAGGATGGTCAATTATCTTTTTTTCTAGCTTAGTTATTCGAATCACTCCATGTATGGGATCTAAAAACTTCCCCAGAAGTAAGTCTTCAAAGTTCTCAAGTTTGTTTTTGTTTGTCATGAGGCTTTCCTTTTGCTGTAGTTATAATACGAAATTTAAATAGTAATGATGTTTATAGTTTCAATGTGTTATCTAATGGTTAACACATTGTGATGTAGCATATCAATATGGATTCATATGTTCAATTGGTCTGTGGAGTTTAGTTATGAATAAGATTGATTCTGGTAATACTTTGTAGTTTAAGCTAGAGGCGGGATTCGTGATGTTCAAATCAGTATGTAATGGAGGTTGTGCATTAGTACTTGCTGCTGGAAATTAAAAATAAAGTTGCAAGTAATCGACGTTTTCCGAGAGGAGGATGTAGCATCGCTGACCAAAAAGTATCAACGATGCCTGTTTTGTTTTAACTACAAATTAATTAAATTGCATCTGCAAACTCTGGGATTTTTCGCTCAAGTATGATTGATGAGTTGCTGTTGTCGCTTTTTTTATTTTCATGATTACGAATAGCCAATGACTCATTAAAGTCTTTTGCGACTGCTGTCTCAATAAATTCAATTTCTGAATCAGAGTGTTTTTTAACAGCTTCTTTGATCTCATCCAGAGTAACATAGAAAAACTCTTTTCTACGATTTACAAGATTGACTCTCTTTTTATCGAAGACATCATGTAGTTTTTTTTCTAATGATGGAGCGTCCTCCGAATAAATCATGGCATGCACATCAAAAATAAAAGGAACAGATGCATCACCAAGCTCATTTACACGGTCTTGTGGATCAAGACGTCGTGTCATGCCTATTTTATAAACATTCTCCCCAAAAGAACCTATGTTCGAAATAATATAAACATGACCTTGTTTGGTTTGTTGTGCCATGGATAATGCTCTTTGATGCTTTGATTCAGCCTGCGACAAACTCTGTTCTAGTTCGGCAATGCGATTTTCGAGGCGCTGCTTCATGTCACCAGTAACTTTTTCCATTTCCTTTCTTGCAGCTTCAATTGCTTTTTTATAACGGCGCTCTTCTGCCTCTGCGTCTTGCATGGCCTTTTCTATTTCTCGTTGTGCACGCTCCTCCTCTCTCATTTGTGCCCTTATTTCTGCCTGTTCTTCTTTTTCTTTCTGTTTTTGCTCACGATATTCATGGGTAAGCCACAACTCCTCAAGTTTTTTATTAAGGTATTTAGTATTTATATATATGTGATTTTGCTCGTTTAGTTTATTTATGGCCTCAAATGCCTTTGTGATGCGTTCTTCCATTTTAGTGATATTTTTCCACGTGCAATTACTAATTGCAGCATCACATTCATTATTAAATGCTCTAGTAGTTAGCCTAATATTTCTGTCTGTCATTTTTTTACCCTCTGCTCGAGAGCCTTCAACAGTCCATTGGGTTGTGCAATATACTGCACCAGAGTGGGTTTTATCCCGCAGCATTAATTTCTGTTCATCCCTGATGGATTTTATTTTGTTTTTAAATTGCTCTGAATCTTCAAAATTAAAATGAGGTTCGTAAAATCCTAGTTCGGCTAGTTCAACATCTTCTGAATAAATAGAAATTTGCTTTACTAGCTTATCATATATTTCTTTCTTCTCTTTATAAGTTCTTCTTAGTTCTTGGATTTGTTTATTGATACCATCCATTTTTTCAATGGTGTTTGTTAGTTCATTATTGGCATTTTCTTTTACTTTTTGGGACTCTTCTTTTATAATGGAGTATTCTTGCTCTGTTTTCTCAATAAGCTTCTTACATTCCTCTTCCACATTAAAATAATCTGCAAAGCGAGATTTGTATTCTTCATTTTTTTGATTGCTATCACTTAATTCTAATTGTATTTTTTTTGATGCGTTTGATTGCAGCTATATATAGAACAAGAACAACCAATAAAAATATGATTGCAAGTAATAGTGGAGTTTGAGTCATTCGTGCTATTCCTTACGGACAATTTAAGACGTTTTGTATTAAATCCTGTTCAATGTGTATGCGGGTGATTGCTACCGCTTACAATCTTCATAATTATCAGTTAGATAGACTCGCTAGTAAATAATTTCATTTTTTGCAATATTCTTATTGAATATTTCAATTTATGAAATGAGCTCTTTATCCTTTCAAGGCGAAAGGTTTCTTCTTCGGAAATATTTGCTCTCGTGTGACGTATAAAGGCCTTTGATTTTTAAAAAACAGTAGGAAATAATATAGTTACTGTCGGCCTGAACACCCGGCGGTGGGGTTGCGCTAAACGGGGACGTTTATGCGCACATACAATCTAAACTCTCTTCTCCCTTCACAGATGCAGAAATGCACCTGCGATTTTTTGCATCCAACGTTTGACCTCTGCGGAGGTGAAGCATGAACCTACCACAAGATGGCATCAAATTACATCGTGGCAACTTCACCGCTATCGGCCAGCAGATCCAGCCTTATCTGGAGGACGGAAAATGCTTTCGCATGGTGCTTAAACCGTGGCGTGAGAAACGCAGTCTTTCCCAGAGTGCACTCAGCCACATGTGGTACAGCGAAATCAGTGAATACCTTATCAGCAGGGGTAAAACGTTCGCCACTCCAGCTTGGGTAAAAGATGCTCTCAAACACACATATCTCGGTTATGAAACCAAAGACCTGGTTGATGTCGTAACCGGTGATATCACCACTATCCAGTCGTTACGCCATACCTCCGACCTTGATACCGGAGAGATGTATGTCTTCCTGTGTAAGGTTGAAGCCTGGGCGATGAATATTGGCTGCCACCTGACTATTCCGCAGAGCTGCGAGTTCCAGCTGCTGCGTGATAAGCAGGAGGCGTAATGGCTACACCGCTTATTCGTGTCATGAACGGACACATCTACAAAATACCAAATCGTCGTAAGCGTAGGCCTGAGCTGAAACCATCCGAAATACCAACACTGCTCGGATATACCGCCAGCCTGGTTGATAAAAAATGGTTGCGACTGGCAGCAAGGAGGAATCATGGCTGATTTGAGAAAAGCAGCGCGTGGTCGGGAATGCCAGGTAAGAATCCCTGGCGTATGTAATGGCAATCCTGAAACGTCTGTACTGGCACATATCCGGCTGGCTGGATTGTGCGGTACCGGTATCAAACCGCCAGACCTGATTGCCACCATTGCATGTTCTGCCTGTCACGACGAGATCGACCGTCGCACGCATTTTGTTGACGCTGGATATGCAAAAGAATGCGCGCTGGAAGGTATGGCGAGAACGCAGGTTATCTGGCTGAAAGAGGGGGTAATTAAGGCGTGAATACCTACAATATCACATTACCCTGGCCGCCGAGCAATAATCGCTATTACCGCCATAATCGCGGGCGCACGCACATCAGCGCAGAGGGGCAGGCATACCGCGAAAACGTCGCCCGAATCATTAAAAACGCAATGCTGGATATCGGCCTGGCTATGCCTGTGAAAATCCGCATTGAGTGTCACATGCCGGATCGCCGTCGCCGTGACCTGGATAATCTACAAAAGGCCGCTTTTGACGCACTCACCAAAGCAGGTTTCTGGTTGGATGATGCTCAGGTCGTTGATTACCGCGTTGTGAAGATGCCGGTTGTCAAAGGTGGAAAGCTGGAACTGACCATCACTGAACAGGGAGATGAATGATGTTTGAGTTTTATATGGCAGAACTTCTTCGCCACCGCTGGATGCGCCTGCGCTTATATCGTTTCCCCGGTTCTGTTTTGACCGATTACCGAATACTGAAGAATTACGCCAAAACACTGACAGGAGCAGGAGTATGAAGTCAGAGATAACAATCAACTAATACTGTTTTGTTGATTTTTGCTTGTAATTGGCGTTCTGGTCTGAGTTTTGTGGAGTAAGTTGATGCGTGATATTCAGATGGTTCTTGAGCGTTGGGGAGCGTGGGCGGCTAATAATCATGAAGATGTGACCTGGTCGTCCATTGCCGCCGGTTTTAAGGGATTAATTCCTTCAAAAGTAAAATCTCGCCCACAATGTTGTGACGATGACGCGATGATCATTTGCGGGTGCATGGCCCGTCTGAAAAAGAACAACAGCGATTTGCATGATTTATTGGTGGACTATTATGTCGGCGGCATGACTTTTATGGCGCTTGCACGTAAGCATGGGCGATCTGATTGTTGGGTTGGCAGGATGCTCCAGAAAGCTGAGGGCGTAGTGGAGGGTATGCTGATGGTGTTGGATCTCCGATTGGAGATGGATGCTGATTGTTCGAAATAA